CTCTTCTGGCTTTTCATCGATGTGCCGGGTCTTGCGGTCCTGGCGGCGCGCGATGGCGTCGGCAAGCCGGCCGGGGTCTACCGGATAGCCTGGGCCGACATCATCGGGGAAAACTTGACGCGCAAGATCGTCGACACCCTGGCCTGGATCATACGGGGCGTCCGATCCGAAGGCGTCGAAAAGACCCATTATCTATTCAGCCTCGTCGCCTGCATCGGAGGGAGATGAAGGCGTAGACGGTTCGGCTGGGACTGTCGATTTGTTGTCAACAGGTTTCGCATCCTGACGTCGAACGCGCGTCTGGCCTTTTTCATCGATGTAAAATTGTCCCGGTTTTACAACGCTTTCGAAGTTTTGCGGAGTGTAGGAATTTTGTGGGTGAGGATTGGCCTGGGTCAGGCCGGGCGTTTTTTCGATCGCCGCTGCTGACTGCGGCGAGAGGCCAACGCCGACCAGATGCTTGTCGCGCGCCGCGGCGACCAGCGCGGCCTGTTCAGCCTGGGCCTTGGCGACTTCGGCCGGGTTACCATCCTTGATGATCTGTTCAAGTTTCTTCTCGCCGGCCTTGACGTCCGGGTCATTCTGCGCGAGCCGCATCGCATCCTGATAAAGCTGCTGCGGCGGTTTATTCCAGGCGGTGCCCTTGCCGTTGCCAGCCTTGAGGTTTTGCAATTGCAGCTTTGCGGTTTCGAGCTTGACCTGGGCGAGCGATGTGGCCGAACTTTCGTCGCCCGCCTTCCGCTTCTCCGAGATCAACTTCAGCATCTCGTCGACGCGCTTTTCTTCAGCCTTGGTGCCGCCCTCGATCGCGGCTCCCGCGGAGCCTGCGAAGGCCGCAAGGCCCGGCTTGTTCCAGTTTTGGCCGACCGAGGACAGTCCTGCTCCAAGCGAGCCGAGCATGTTCTTTTCATCGGAGGACGGCAGGCCGAACGCCTGGCCGAGGAAGCCGCGGCCCTGGCCGGGATTGGTGGGGGCCGATGTCGGCATTCCCGGTGCGGCCGGTGATGTCGTGGGCTGCGGCTGCATCGGGCCCGGCTGCGGCGCTGGTGCAATCGTGGTGGGCGACGGAAGCGGGGCCATCGCCGGCCGCGGCTGCGGCATCGGCACGCCATCGGCGCCGGTCTGCTGTGCGGGCGGCATTGGCTGCGTCGGCTGCGGCATTGGCGCGGGCGCCGGTGCTGGGGCCGGTGTGGGCGCTGGTGGCTGCACAGGCTGCGTTGGCTGTGGCATGGTCGGCGCGCCCGACACTGGATTTCCGGTCGGAAAATCCGTGCCGGCGCCCGAGCCGCCGAGGTCGGTCAGCCAGTCGAGAAGTCCCATGTCTGCTGTCCCTTAACCGATCGATGTTGCCAGCGGCGTCGGGCCTAACGACCCGCCGTATGATGTCGGGCCGGTCGCGCCGGCAACGGCGGTGCCCGCCGTCCCGCCACCACTGACACCGCTGCCAAGCGCACTCCCGAGGCTGCTACCGAGGGCGCCGCCGATCGGGCCGCCAAGGATCGATCCGCCGATGGTCCCGAGTAGCGCGAGCCCTGAATTGTTCGGCTGCTGCGTGGTCGATTGCGTCGAGGCCGGCATCGCCTGGGCGCCCGCAGCCGTCGTCTGGTTCATCAGCTGCGCCGTCTGGAACGGGTACTGCTGGGCCATCAGCCACTGATTGTATTGCGCGGTGAGATTGGCCTGCGCGTTCTGCGTGTCCTGGCCGGCGAGCTGGTTCGCCGTGGTCTGAACGCCCTGCTGCTGGGTCTGAAGCCCTTCGAGCGCGTTGGCGCCCCCGAGCGATCGGTTGAGCGCGGTTTCGGCGTAGCCGGCGTTGGCATTGGCCGCGGCGAGTTGATTGGAGCTATCCTGCGCGCCGGCGCCGATCGCGGTATTGAACGCCGAGTTGTAGGCATTTCCGATCACGCCCTCGCGCGCGACGTTTTCGTTTTCGGCGTTCTGCGCCTGCTGGATCCCGGTTCGCGCGTCGCCATAGGCGCCAGATCCGGTTGCCTGCGCATCGGTCGCCTGATTGTTCGCGGCGTTGGCCGCGTCCATCTGTTGCAGCTGCGGAGCAAGCGCCTGCATGACGTACTGGCTCATGTAGGGCGACATGTTCGAAGCGATCGAATTCGAGCTCACGCTTTGCGCCGGTGCGCTGGCGTAATTGTCGATCAGCCCGGTCGCCGCCGCGCCGGTGCCGTTGTTGGCAATGTTCTGGCTGGCGTCGATCGTCGCCTGCTGCCCTGGCGCGAGTGGGGCTACTTGCTGGCCGGTGTATCCCTGGAACCCGTTGTTCTGAAGGTTCTGAACGAACCCCATGTTGCTTACGGCATTGGCGGCGACGGCCGGGTTCGGCGTTGACGTATTGTTTGTCTGAGACGTCGTTGTCATTCCGAAGCACATAGGGGCAGTCCTTACTTACGCTTGCCGATGTCGGGGTACTTCGAATGCACCTTGGCGCGGACTTCGGCCTTTACCGCCGGCGATCCGTTCTGAGAAACGCGAGACAGCGCGTTGCGCGCGTGGCTCTTATCTTCGATCGGATAGCTCCGGTCGGGGCCAGCAAAGTTCTTGCTGGCGATCTTGTTGCGGTCGGATGATGTCAGCTTGGCCATGTTCAGACTCCTTCGTAGGCGCGCGGCGTCATCTGAGAAACGCCATTGCTCTTGGGCGGCCGGATTTTGCCCTGATGGATGAATTCGATCCCGGCAAGTTCGGCGATTGACTTGGCTTCGTCCATCAGCATTTTGGCCGACGGCGTGTGCTCGAAGCTCGGCAACACGAAATGCCAGCGATCGACCAGAAAGCTTTCGTCGCCATACCACCAGTCGACCCGCATCAGCCCCATGGTGCCGACCATGACGCCATTGTGGATCACCATCAGCGCAGCCTCGAACTTTGCGACCCGGATGATCTCGTTGAGGCTTTTCACGACGTTGACCGGACAGCGCAGCGCCGGCTGGGCCACGACCATCAAAAATCGGTGGATGTTGACGATATCCTCGTCGGTCGACGCGTAGCGGACGCTGATGACGGGCTCGGCCGGGCTTTCGACGACCCTAAGTGGAGCGATATTGACCGCCTCGTTTGCAGTCGTCGATGAAGGTCGCGAGAACGGCGGCGATGTTCGCGAGCGTCGGCGTCGTGACATTGAGTGTCCTTGTCTGTGTGTAGGTTCCAGAGACGGTGAAGGCGTTCGAGATATCGGTCAGGTCGACCTCGGCCGATGCCAGTTCGATGGCCTGTAACGCGGCGCGCACGCTCGGGTCAGAGATGAGCCCAAGCATGGTCAGGTTGACGCGCCTCATGATCGGTTGCCGCTTTCCTTCACCCAGGCCACGGGAGAGCCCCAGCGAAAGTAGCTGCCGAGAGAAGAGCACGAAGCCACCAACTCGATGTATCGGCCCGACACGCGCATATCGATCGTGCCGCTATTGCTCGGCACAAGGATCTCGGTTTCGCTGTCTTCCATCGCGGAGTCGTTAAGACGGTCCCATGTGTTGAGCGTCAGCGAGATGTTGCCAACCTGGCCGAGGAAATCCGAGACGATGTACTGCACGTCGACATGGTTGCCGCCCGCGTTCATTTGGTAGGGCGCAAGCGTAATGCTCCACGGCAGGATCGTGCCGTTATCATCCAAGGTGTTCTCGTGCTGGTAGATATAGCCATCGGCGCCGCCCATGTAGGGTCGCGTGTCGCCTTGCGTGAAGTGCGATCCGGATACCCGGCCAAAGTTGAGTGGTGCCCAGCACTGGTTCTCGATTGAGAAGAGCAGGCCAAGGGTCGGGTTGGTCTGGCCGTTGACCGTGTAAAAGAACCAGACCTCATTGTGGGTCGAACTGTAGACCGCCGTGCATTGATAGCCGTAGGACGTGTTGAGATTGTCGAAGACGAACTTCCTGATGTCCTCGACATTGGGCATCGGCTGCACCGTGCCGTTATACATCCAGTACGTATCCTGCCCCTGCCAATAGGCAATGCCGCCGGCGGTGACCGCGGCGCCCGGTGAGATCAGCCCGCAATCTTTTGCGACCATGCTCGAATTGTAGACATAGGCCGAGCCAGTATATTGGAACCGGAATAGCGCGGCGTCCGACCAGACCAGCGCCACGAAGTCAGATAGAACCAAGCCGCCGACCAGCTTTGTCCCTTGGACAAGCGTTCTGATGTTCGCAGTATTGGCTATCGCAGGCGTCCATGTGGTCGGATCGCCCTGGCTGCACCATGCGACTTGCATCCCGCTCAGAAGTGCGAAGATGAACCGCTCGTTGGTCACGAACATGAAGCGGACGTTGGCCGGAAGTCCCGCATCCGACGAGATGATGACCGCCCTGCCCCATGGCTGCGCCGCGGTCGGATCAAACTGCCAGATCGACCCGCCATTGTAGGAGCACATGAGAAGCTGGCCGAAATGATCCAGCGACCAGACCCGAGGCTCGATGAAGATGGTGGAGGTTGATCGCGCCGTGCCATAGGTGCCGAGTCCGTAGCCGCCAACGCCCCAGCCGAGGCCGTAGACGCCAAGCTCCACTCCAACTGGAACTTCATATTGATAGGTGATCGCTGATCCGCCGCCGGCTGCGACCGTCGACGTCGCGTTCGACGTGAAAGTGTAAGTGTAATGCCCGCTGTCGGGTACGCTCGCGACCTGAAAATTCCCGTTTGGCGTGATGCCACCAACCGCTGTTGCACCGGCGATGATGGCGGTGTCGCCGACATTGAGGCCGTGCAAGGCTTGCGTGACGGTCACGGTTGGCGATCCCGACGTCACGGCGAGCGGGTTAGTGCCCAGCGTCCCTGTCGCTCGGAATGGCGTGATGTCGTTCTGGATCCACGAGCTATCGTAGACATAGAGCTTCCGGTAGGTGCCGGCCGCCATGTAGTTGTTCTGAAGATTGTCACGCCATGCGTGGAGCGCCCGCGGCGTTCCCGACGTCGGCGTCGTCACCGCTTGGACATTGCCAGCGAGTTTCTGCGGGCGCCCTTTGACAAACCGGACATTGTTCGAGCCGATCCAGCGGCCCTGCGCCGCGCTCGCGCTCTCCGTGAGGACGACGCCCGGCGGCGGTACGATCGGGACCGGCGTAAGCTGCGACATCAGTAGCGGATGCACATCATCATGGTGAGGGCTTCCGGCCTTGCTTCCGCACCGTCAGCCGAGCCGGTCGACGTCGTGAATGAAAAGCTGTGCGTGTGAGATGCACTTTCGTTAGACGTTGTGAATGAGAAAGCATGGGTGTGATCGGTGTTGGTCGTCCCGGTGTTTGTGCCCGCGTTTGTTCCTGCGCTCTGCGCGCCGCCGCCGGCCGCGCCATACCCTGGCACGAATTGCTGGACACTGTGCAAGTGCGCCGTGTTCGAGTTCATCGTCCCGGTGGTGCCGGATCCGGAGTGAGTGTGGGCCGCATTCTCCGATCCAGTGCTTCCGCTCCCGGTATGAGTGTGCGTCAGGTTTTGGTTGGCCTGATAGGAGCCGACTGCAACGGAGGCCGTTCGCGAGCGCAGGAACGATCCGAGCCCGCTGCCCTGAGAATAGCCGTTCGGCAGGTTGAACGTGGTAAAGCCGTCGCCGGCGCCCCAGGTCGTTCCGATGACGCCATAGAGATCCGCAAACAGCGTCCGCGAAATCGCCGCGCCGTTGCATTCGAAGGTGCCGCCCGGCGCCGATGCCGCGGCATGGTAGATCACGTTGCCGATGAAGTTGTAATCATCCCGGTACAGGGCGCCGGTTCCATCAGACACGATGTCGGTCAACTTCGCCGCTGGGATATTGATCGCACTGCCACCGGCGTTGGCTTGCGTCGCATAATTCCCGGTGCACTGATTGATGAATGTCCACTTATTCGAGGTCGACGGGACCACGATCATCAGCGGCGAGGTCAGAGCGCCGGTCAATTTGATGATCGCCGAAAGGCTCTGCGCTGCATTCAGCGTGACGGTGCCGCCCGTCGTCGACACCAGCGTTGTCGCCGCAATCGCATCCTCGATCAGGACGATGGTGGCGTTGAGGTTGATGCCCCAGGAATTGTTGTCGCCGCCCGTCCCCATCTGGATCAGGCCGAGCAGCGGGGTGGTGGTGTCAGTCATTGTAATACATCCCCGGGACGTCAAGCGTGATGTCGGCGCCGCGATAGAGCATGTCCTGCTCGACGGCGATCGACTGGACCAGCGCGGTCAAGGCCGCGAGGCCCTTCTGATATTCGGTGTCATCCTTCATGAAGTCGGCCGCCGCCGCTTGCGTGGCGACCCGGATCAGCTTCGGATATCGGACCGTCAGGAAGTTGGTGGTGTTGGTCGCCGAGAGAAGCTGCGGCGCGCGGTAATAAAGCTGCTTGTAGGCTTTCGGGACATCATGGGCGGTGTCGAACTGGACCTCCTCGTTCCAGATCGACCAGCGCGTCGGAGGCGCTGCGGTAAGGTTGTTGGCGGTATAGGTGACGCTGGAGCCGCCGCCGGTCGCGGATGTCACAGCCAGGGTGTCGACGGTATCGATGGTGAAATCGTTGGCGTCGATAATGGCCGTGACCGGGTACGTTCCATTGAGCGTGAACACATCAACCGTGGTCGCGCCGGCAAATGTGACCGTCGATCCCTGGTTGAGGCCATGGGCAGGATCGTTGACGGTGACCGTCGATAAACCGGCCGTGGTCGTGAACGGGCTTGTCGGGCAAACCCCAACAACCGAGTTGTCGTAGGTGCGTATCTCTTGGATGGTGCCTTCCAGCTTATGCCCGAGCCAGATGCCATCGGTGACGTTGTAAAGTCGTCCGATCGGATCGAGGAAGCGCAGCGGCAGCGCAACGTTGCATTGTCCGACAGCGGCCCCGTAGACCCATTCGGTTCGCATTTCGCGACACCGCAGGATCGAATAGATCAGCGATTGCGCTTCATCAAGCAATGTGCCGACGTCGAGCTTGCTGTACCCAATCCATGTCGCAATGGCCCCTGACGACCCTTTGCTGGCCGTCAGGGTTCCATAGTTCATGGTCATGCCATGATCTCTTTGAACGCCGGGCAGAGCCGGTCGACCGGAACGATCTGGCG